GGGGCGTCGGCTTGCAATGCCAGCCGTACAAAAAACAGAAATTCAGGGTTTGGCCGTTTCCCCTGAATCAGACCCCGAAAAACGGCCACAACATTTTTTTAACTCACTTAAAGGAAAAATCATGAATCTCATGAAACTGAAAAACAAAGCGCAATACGCGCTGGCCGCAACCACCGTTGCCGTACTGTCGTCCCCCGTATTTGCCGAGGGTACTTCTTTGATGGACACCGCCAAAGAAGAATTGTCCGGCTTGAAAACAGGCGTTTTGGCCATCGGCGCGATTGCTATCGGTATCGCCGTAGCGTTCGCCACAATCGCCATTTCAAAACGCGGCGCACGTTCGGCGAGCTAAGACGATGGGTTATCAGGTAGGCAGAATCTGCTATGCGACCGAACAGGAAGCACAAAACGTCCTGATGACCCAAGTCGTGCCGACGATAGACAAAGACGGGGTGCTTCATCACCCCGTTTTTGACGGCACGAAGTGGACATATCAGGAACAGCCCGTAACCCCCACATTCCCACAATGCCGATTTGGAGAATACGCAGAAGCAGGCCGAATGATGGGCGGTTTTATAGTCGCATCAGTTGCGGCGGCAATGGTGGTAACAGTAATTTTAAGAGCAATCAAAGACGTAGGTTAGGAAAATGAGAAATGACACCCGAAGCAGAATTTTTAATCGCAGTGTTACCCTATATGTTGTTGGCATTGTTGCTGCATTTAATCCTGTTCCGTCGCTAGCAGACGCAACACTACCCCCGCCCGCCCAACACCAAAACGCGGGCTTTCCGAGTGAGCAGGCATTGAGACAGAAAGGATACGACCCTAAAACAGGAATTTGGAAAGTAGAGGCCAAAAACACGGGTAAACCGACAGTAAGCAGCAGCGGCGGAACAATCACGGGCAGCAGCGGCCAGCGTGTAACCGTAACTGATGCTTATGGCAATAGAGCCAGCACAAATACACACATTACGCAGCGTGTCAGCGGTGGAAGACTTCAGACGGCGGCAAATACCGTTATTGTTGGTAATGCGGTTGGTAGTTCGTATAGCCAAAATGTTGATAGATACGGACCTAGAATCGCAGAAGATTTACGTAAAGGTAATTATGGTTCTGCCGCTAATAATGCGGTTTTAGGTGTTCTAGAGACTATTGATGGGTCTTTAGGTGGAGTTATATCTGCGACATCAAGACTAGGGCAGTATTTAGGTTTTGATAACTGGGGAACTCCACAACAGTATAGAGATGCGGGAGACCGTTTTTATAAATGGCAAATGCAGAAGGAGCAGAGCGGCCAATTAGGCGAAGCAATCGTTGCAGCAGCCGCAGCAAAAGCCGCCAAAGGCGCAGCGGCAGCCGCCGCCGCAGAGCCGTCAGGCTGGACGACAGAGGGTAAAAAACTGGCAGAAGCAGCCCGACAAAAAGACGGCAGTTATAAACAACTGTTTCTTCGTAGAATTGATGTCGATAACGGTTCAAATGTTAAACCGTGGCGACAAGATGGTGTGGCTTGGCAGATAGACACGTACAACGGTATTTATAACTGGGAGAATATTCAATATGCAAAAAGATGGTTGAAATCCCCCTTATCTTTGCCAAAAGAAGCGGGCGACTCTTATTCTGTATCAGGTTCATACTATCAGCCTATCACCTCTGACAAAGAACTAGAAGCCGCATTACAGAAAGTCGGAAGCAAAGCACCGAAAGACATCGACAAAATAAAAAAAGACATGATGTTGACGGATAAAGAAATACTGGACATCTTAAAGCGGATGCTGGAAAGCCAGCAGACCAACCATAATGAACTGATGAACCAGCTTGCCAAGATGGGCAGCATCGTACCCGATTCCACCACATCGACAGAGTTCACACCCACGACCACAACGACCGCCCCCTATACTCCCACAGGCTCGAACATGCCGCAGCAGACCCAAATCACGATAAACCGAGACGGCAGCATTACGACAACGGTAATACCCCGTCCCGACCTCGTGCCGAACAGCCCGCAAGCACCAACGCGAACCGCTTTGATACCCAACAAACCAAGCACACCGACCACGCCTACAACACCAACAAGCCCTACAACGCCGACCACACCCGCCGCACCGACAGAGCCGACCAGCCCTACAAGCCCGACCGCTCCGACCACACCGCAAAACCCAAGCGGCGAGCAGCAGAACCAAGACCTATGCACAAAGAACCCAGCCGCCCCCCAATGCACGGGCGAAAATACCGCATATGAAGACCTCGGTATACCAGAACAATCCATAGACCTTAACGGCCTGAAGCCGCTGGACGTATTCCAAAATGATGGCGTATGCCCCGCCCCCGTACAGGTGCAGATGGGCGCAATGGGAACGCTTGAATTTAGTTATGACGGATTGTGCCAAACTTTAAGAATGATTCGACCAATTTTAATAATTGGAACAATCATAATGTGCGGCTGGTTTGCATATAACGCGATAAAGGAACTTTGAGATGTGGGGAAACCTGATAACAGCCGTATTAATGACAGTGGCAGGCCGCATCATAGCAGCCCTAGGTTTGTCGTTTGTAACCTACGTAGGCCTTAACGAGTTGCAAGGCTATCTGATGAGAGCCGTACAAAATCAAATCGGGGGCATACCTGACACCGCCTTGCAGCTTGCATATATCCTAGGTATAGGCGTAATGCTCAATTGGATTTTTGGTACATTCGTATTTATCCAATCAATCAAAGCCTTTTCCAAACTTTCGGCGGGCATCGCAAAAAAATAAAGAAAGTGAACAACCATGATTTATCTGATAACAGGTGTACCAGGTTCGGGCAAGACCCTTAAAATGATTTCCGACCTGATGAATCGCAAAGACCTGCAAGGCCGTCCTCTGTACCTTGACGGCATACCCGAAGTCAAAGGCGACATTATTCCGAATCTGCCCATACCAGAAGGCGAATCAATGCAAACTTGGTACAAGTGGGCACCTCCGTCGGCCATTCTCGTCATAGACGAATGCCAGCGCGTATTTAGGCCGCGCCCCAGCGGCTCTAAAGTCCCTGAACACGTATCAGAGCTGGAAACGCACCGCCACAAAGGCATAGACATCTTTTTACTGACACAGCATCCCCGCCTGCTTGACAGCAACGTCCGCGCCCTTGTCGGCCACCATTGCCACATCAGCAAAACAAATATGGGTTTTCGCCGTATGCTTGAATGGGAGCGGTGTGCCGACCCGACTACAAAAGCAGACGTGGCAGGTGCAGTAACCAGCGTTTATACTCTGGACAAAAAAGCCTACGGCATTTATAAAAGCGCGGAAGAGCATACAAAAATTCGTACCAAGTTGAGCCGTACCGTTTACGTCTTCCCGATTGCCCTAGCCGTCATCATCGGCGGTTTGTGGACGGCCTACAGTTTCTGGCGGAACATGACGGCGGAAAAGCCGCAAAAGCCACCCGTTGCCGCGCAAGCGGCAAGACCCGCAGCGGCGGA